CTCCTGCCTGGCGCTATTAAGCTACCAGCATCTTCCGTATAACGGACGATGTCATAGGGATGATCTATGCCACCTTACCTTGGTGGGGATCAACCCAGCGTAGTTTGATGTCGACGCTACGCGGGCGTCCAGAGTAAATCAGGTGATTCACGTCAACGAATGGCAATTCGTCGCGTTTACAGAACCACTTGAGCAGGGCGGGATAGCCGTCAACTGAATTACGTTGAGGTTTTTCCCGGACAGTCAGAGCCAGAATCACTGGTTTCTGAAGGTCGGAGTCCCATCTAACTTTCGATCCATAAGGAACGAGAGGAAGATAGGATACTCGCCCCAAGCCAGAAGAGTCGTCGGACAGTGCCGGGTTGAGCCAGGTAAGCTCATCCATATATGCATCTGCCCAACGTACAACCCTCCATAACCCAGCCTTATAGGCCAGGTTGCGGAAGCTGTAGAAGGATATTACATCTTCACTCTTCTCTTTACTCCAGTGTCGTGCAGGGAGTAGACTACGAAGACGGACGACAGTTATGTCGACCCCATCATAGTAGTCCTTGCCGCAAGACTCTCTGAACTTACCAGTCCAGAAACTCTTGCCAGTATTCACTTTAAACCCAAAAGTTTCCAGTGAACTGACGACACTACTGGTGTATTCTACAGGGACAACAATATCATCCCCATAGATACGCACCTTGCCCAGGAAAGACTTAATGTCCTTCCTAGTTAGTGGTTTACCTAGCGCATCTTCAATTCCCATGAAGACAACGGTGCAAAACACCATTGCTTCGATAGGGAAACAGAGCGCTGATCCCATAGATGCGAACTTGGCCAAACGGATAACTCCGTGGCCTCGTACGTCAGCCTTCCGGGAACGCGTGGCATCCACCGCCTCTGCCAAGAGAGGGTGGCGCCTTAGCATCTCCCGTACATGCTGATTGGAAACGCGGTCGGACGCTTCACTCAAGTCGAGTGTAGCAAGATTCCCTTTAAGAGAACCTTCCCTAGCTAGGCGCTGATTAGGCGACTGATCTAGGAATCCGATCAAACCACGAGTGAGTTTATCTCGTTCGATGGCTTTCACGAACTCATACAAAAGAGCCTGCTGCATATACATCATATGCGTCGGCTCCATTGCAATGATTCGAGGCGTTTTCATTGTCTTAGGTACAGTAATTACCTTGACAGGTAATTCAGTACCGGGATCTTGATGAACGAATCCCCGCTCGAGATAATCTCGTGCGTTCGCAGAGGCGTATTTCCAAGCAGGGAATACAGCCTCAAGGCGATCGGTCCATACTCTGCCTGACCACTTGGCGTTGCCAAGTAGTCCGTCAGCCGTAGAGCCGGGGCCATGTTTCGGAACAAGATTCTCAGCATAAATGGCGTTAGCCACGTCTGAGAATACGCGTCCGAATATGGACAAAGATAGTCTGCCGAATCTTTCGATTCGTTTTCCAAGCAGTAGTTGCATACGTCCGAGCTCATCAGCTCGTTCAGCAACTCCTGACTTGTGAAACAGATTACTCTCAGTTCGAACATCAAATTCACACTCCACATACTTAGTTATGGCGGACTTCTTTCTCCTGTCGGAGACGTCCATCCGTATTTTAGCCCACATCAATGTTAATTGACGTACGCAAAATATGGCATCCACACTAGGTGTGCGGAGTAGTAAACCAGTGTCACGGTCGAAGACAAGCTCGAGGAAACCTCCAAGAAATTGGGGGAGACCACCTCTAAACTGGAAACCAGTAAAGAGGTCGCGAGCGACATAACCACGGTCAAGACCTTTTTGGAGGTCACTTCCGTAGTTAGACAGGGTTATCGTTAAAAACGACAACCCCTCATCTTCGACACGACTCATGATCGTTTTTAGATCACGAGTGGTGCTAACCTGACATCTGTCCTCCATGTCTTGGAGAACAGCTTGCAAGAGACTTACCAGACTTTTCATGTCTAGCCTTCCTAATAGAGGGTTTGGACATTCCAGGTCATGTAAGGATCTTCAAGCGAAACACTAAGACACTATTGCTAATGCCTGTTGTTTCGACGCGGCGGCCGCAAAGCCGATGCTCCCAAAAAGAGAGCACCAGCAGCAGCCACTGTCAGCGAGGTAATGACCAGTACGATGAGCGTTAGCTCATCATATGAAATCAAACCTCTGCGCCACTAAGTTTAGTGGCGTTGGCATTCGTCGAAGCTGTCAGCCAGGTAGTAAGCCCGGTGATAAGCTGAACCTGCTCAGCAACGGTGAAACCGTTGATGGGGCGGTCAATCACGATATAAACAGACGACGAAAGTCGAAGGTTTGTACCGGTGACCAAAGGATCAGCTACGATCTTCGAGAAGTCCACACGTGCGGTAGAGCGGAAACGGTTTGCTTTACTCTTAGAGTGAGCAACCGTAAGCGCCACAGTTCCATCGTCCTTAGTAAAGGACCCGGAATTGTTGGAAATACCAGTTCGCGGAAGCGAATTGGCACTACCGATCGTGACTGACTGAGGATCTGAGAACATGACTGTCTCTCGACTTTCTATTTAATTGTTAATTCAATTATATATACTGTCAACGACAGCATATTTTCTAGAGGTAGGGGCCTGAAACCCCATAATCATCCTCTATATTCGCCACTCTTACTCAAAGCAAGAGCAGTGAGGATGGCCCATTGCCGGTCAGTAAACTGAGCCGGATTAAGGCCAAAACCGAATGGTGTGCCCCTAACACGCTCCTTCTTCACATAGTGAGTCGTAGCGTGGAAGGGCCCACGAGGGCCATCGATAAATTCGATGTCACTCGTGGTATATGTAGTACTTGCGTGGGTTTCCCTCATCAAGTACGCATAATGCATCAGCAACCCGTCATTCTGGAGCAGACTAGCACTTGTAAGTGCTGATTGAATGTCTACTATCCAGTCGACGAGCCATGACCAAGGAGTCAGTTCCCAAAGCACAGCCGGAGTAATCCGGGTGCCGAGTAGCTTGTTAGCTATGCTCTCGTAAGTTTCCAACTGATCCAAGAGCCCCTTACCGGGGTTCAAGGCGTAGGTAAACTTTGCTTTAAGATAGATACGCTGTGAAAGCTTATCTGTCCGGGTACCGGTTCCATTGTATTTTCCATTAACGTACAACTCAGACCAGTTATCTATATTAGAATCTGGCCCTATGTTGAGGTTAACCCGACTAATAGGTGTCTGAGACACCTGATCGTCGGTTTGGAAATCGTAACGCCTGACCGTCTCAAGTGTAGACAGCGTCGTGTACCGCCGAATTTCTTCGGTGATATTTAGAAGCTGCTTTACAATCTTGACAAGGTCACTAATAAGAGGTATCCAACCGAAACTAAGGTTAAGGTATCCACGTCCCGCAGTTTGTGCGAGTGTGGCCCTTGATTTTAGCCAGTCGGCATACTCATTACTAGGTAGCTTCAAACCCTTTTCCCGCAGTATTTCTGCGGCGGTTTGAGCTAGATTGGCGTTCGGAGCGGTCGGCGCGATCCTTGAGATGGCCTTATTGCCGTAATAATTCACATCTAAGATGGGAATGTTAGGTATTTGAGGTCCACCATTAGGTACAATGCACCCTCTAGCCCATGTAGTTCCACTTTGACTAGACATAAGGACGTCAGTATGACTGAACGTCTGATATGTCTTGGTCGTGTAGAATTCGTGGCCATTATCGAGGGATGACGGAATGCCTCTCTGCAGGAAATACGAAAGTATTGCCTGCCCAGAGATCAAATCCGGCATCTGACCATCCTTACTCGTACGAAACGAGTAAGTGCTCTGCAATGTCCTGAGGTCTTGTTGATTGAACTCTTGAAGGGAACCAAAACGCAACGCTCTGTTTCTAACAAACCCAGTGGGTTCATTATTAACAAGCGGGCCGTTCAGGCTCTTCATCTTAGGAATAAGATAACGAGTTCGATAAACGTAGCCTCCAGGCATGGTCATGTCCATTCGGTTTTCAGGATGTTAGCCAATAGTTGGATGCACTGCTATCTACTGGCAGAGCGCTAACATTGGTTAGCAGGTACGGGTTACGCACCGGGAGGGTCCTTAAGGGAC